GTTTATGAAAAATAAAAATAGATTCACATCTTATGCTGAAGCGTTAAAAAGACTTGAGTTATTAAAATCTCAAGAATTAAACGAAGAAGTAACGAAGTATGTTTTAAAAGCAAACAAACCTAAGGAAGAGGGTGCGTTTCCACAAGACGCTGTTAATGATATGCCACCGGCATTACCTCCATCTGATGGGCCAGAACCGAGTGCTGAGCCAGCACCTGAAATGCCATCTGATGAACCAGCGGCGCCAGAAGCTGATCCAGCAATGTCTCCTGAGGAAGGTAAGAGATCTGATTATATGGCTGAAATACAAAAATTTGCAGGTAAGCTTGGTCAAGAATTAAGAGACCAACAACCAAAAATGGAAAGTGACGATATTAAGTATGTTTTAAACATGGTTATATCAGCCGTTGATCTTGACAAATTGGAAGACGACGATATTGAAGAAATTGGTAAAAAGTTTGCAAGAGATGAAGAAACTGAGGCTGAGCCAACACCGAGTGAAGAGCCAGCTCCTGAAGAAGAACCAGCACCAGAAGAAGAGGCTGCGCCAGAAGATGATTTAGCTGAAAGAATTTCTAAATTAGAAGAATTAATTAATTCTAAAATTGGTGGTGAGGAAGAAGAACAAGAAGAACAAGATTTAGGCGAATTCATAGTAGTTGACAATGAAGAAGAGGAAGAAGAAAACGGTGAATTTAAAGCACCTAGCGCTGTTGAAGCTCTTGAAATGGACATTACCCCAGAATTAAACGAAATAAACGAAAGCATTAATACAACATTAAGCAAATACTTTGAATAATGTATCTACTCTATATCAATGAACTGGGTCAAGATTATAAAGGCCAGAGACAATACGAATTTATCTTTGGTAATAATCCAGACACATTGGTTGAAGAGTGGTTTATAATCCCGTCTGCAGGTAGAGCGATACCACCGGAAATTGATAGTATAGATCTAGTTGGGTTATTAAAAAATTCTGATTTAAAACTTGAACTAGTGCAAAATTCTGACTATTTTGGTGTAATCGACGCTGTTGATGGGATTGTTGCTTTAGGGTGGGAAGCTTTTGATATGGACGCAGAAGAGAGACCAATAAGACTCTCTTTTCATTTTGCAGAAGAATTAGAAAGTGTTACTGCTAAATTAGCAACAAAGGGGCTTAGATTAATTAACGAAGAAATAAATTTTAAATTAAAATGAATAGAGCTCAATTAATAGAAAAATTAATGTCTGAAGGATTTTCAGAAAAAACATTAGTTAAATTCAATGATAATCAATTAGAAAAGTTTGCTAATAAAGTTTTGAAAGAAGCTCAAACAATTACAACAACAAAAACTGTATATAACAGTAAAGATCCAAAAGATGTTGCTACATTGAATAGTGTGTTAAAAGATCCAAAAGTTGATAAAGCAAGTATTGAAGTTAAGGAAGATGAGGTTATACCAGTTTCAAAATTAAAAGCAAAAGCAAAGAAAAAGGCTATTCAAAAAAAACTTAATTTAAAAAATTTAAATGAGTTTGTTGAAAATGCTGTTGATTCGACTTATCATAGTTTAGTAACTAAACGTGATATGGTTTCATTAATTAAAGAAAAATTAAATGAATCTGATGTTGAATTGTCTGAAAAACGCGCGCCAAGAATTCCTGAATTTATGAGTTTTGATAGCATTGTTAGTGCAGGCGAAAAGGAAGCACCAGAAAAAGATGCGCCAGGAATTGATGCGCCACCAAAAGAAACACCAGATGTGGACAAACCTGAAAGAGATCCTAGAAGAAATCCTTTTAGAAATCCTGACGAAGAACCGGTTGTTGAGCCAAGACCAAAAGCAAAAATTAAAAAATTGGATTCAATGCCAATGGCTGCAGAATAATTAAACTATGAAAATCACAAAAAAAGAGTTATTATTAAGATTGAAAGAAAATCTTAATGAAATGCCAATAACCTTTGATTCGGCCGATAGACCACATCCGGATGTTGAACGCGATTTAGCAAACAGACAACATTCATTTAAAAAAGTAAATTTCCCTAAAGACGTTGAGGCGCCACATTCAAATTTCGAAGAACTGTTGGCGTCAAAAAGATATCGTCAGATTGTAGATAATGTTAGGAGATATACAGGTCTACCACCACTTTCACCAAATAGTGTGGGCACTTTGTTACAAACTATGATGCAGCTTCAGTCAAGAATGTCTGGAATTGAAAGAGCACACAAAAGAGAATTAGAAGCACTTGCAATTGAATTGGTTATGAAAGAGCTTGGTGTTCAAGAAGGTGATATTGTTTATGAAGCTAGTATTGAAATGCCGGATTCTGAAGAATTTGAAGAAAAGGGCCCAAGTCAAATGGAACCAGAGGAAGTTGAACTAGAAAAGGAGATGCATGATGAATTGGAGGATATTACTTTAGAAAGAGCTAAAAGAAGAATGGTTAATGCAATGATGGCCGGCGCATCTTCAAAAGGTCATTATATGTACAACTATGCAAACGAAAAATTAGTAGAAATTACTGGTGAACGTAATATCGCCGCAATGTATGGTACTATTATGTCTAGTGCCGATGCTATGTTATGGCAAATGGGAAATATGAATCTTGGATTAAGTGGAGGTGGTGGAACACCAATGGCTGGCGGTAAAGAAAAAGTATTCCCTAACGAAACACCACCAAGAGTAGTTGCAACAGCTATCAACTTTCCAATTCTAGTACATGAATTGATGAAAGGAACCTATGAGGTTATAGGCGCATTACACGGTCAACCAAAAGATAGAGACGTAGCAGCTAAAGTTATGGAACTTGAAGACACGTTACAAAAAGAAATTTGGGATTTAAGATTAGGCCCAGCAATATGGGATAGAATTAAAGAATCTTTTCCTGAAGAAGTTATAACAGATGAGGATAAAGTTGGCATGCAATTGATTTTATTTCAAAAAATTGTTGCAAAACCAGCCAAAGAATTTTTAGTCTTCCTAAAAGAAGTTTTATCTGGATCTGAAAGTGGAAAAAGATTAATGGGATTACTTTATCAGATGATAAATGGCGAGATCAATGATTATGATTATAGAATGTCTATGAAACAATTTGATGATGAATTGAATAACGTTTCAGACGGTATTGACGATGATGATTTACGAGACCTTTTAGGGGGTCTAGGTATAGATCTATCAAATAACTAAAAGCTAATAAAGCATTAAAGTGGTCAAATTCGACCACTTTTTTCATATTTATATATATGAACAACAAAATAGAACAATTAAAAGAATATGCACGTATAATGAAGGATACACCTTACGCACTTAAAACGTACCTTCAGACATATGACAACACACAAAAAAAATTCGTACCACTAGAGTTGTTTCCAGATCAAATACAATTGTTAAACGATTACGAAAGATTCAATGAAAATATCACAAGAAAATATAGACAAGCTGGTGTATCTACTGTTACTGCTGCTTGGATTTCTAAAAAATTACAACTAGCAAAGCCGGAAAACCCTGAAAGAGTTTTGATTATTGCGAACAAAAGAGACACCGCGATAGAGATGGCTAACAAGGTAAGAATGTTTTTAGATCAATGGCCAGATTGGATTAATGTTGGTTTTCACCCTGATAAAAATTCAGAAAGTAGATTTAGATTAAATAATGGATGTGAGGTTAAAGCTGTGGCCACATCTTCTGACGCATTGCGTGGATACACTCCAACTATATTGGTTTTTGATGAGGCTGCATATATTGAAGCTGGGGAAGATTTCTGGGCAGCATCTATGGCATCTCTATCAACTGGAGGTAAAATCATATTGATATCAACACCAAACGGTTATGACCCCATTTATTATGGTGTGTACGAACAAGCGATTAGAGGTATTAACGATTTCCATATCACTGATTTAAGATGGTTTAAAGACCCACGTTATACTAAAGATCTTAAATGGTTAAAGGTTCCAGACATTGTTCACTACATGTTAAATAGAGAGCAATATAATGATGATGAAATCACTTTAAATGACCCTGAATATGATTTGATGAAATATCAAGAATATATGGATCAAGGTTATCAACCATATTCAAGTTGGTTTGAATCTATGTCCAAAAAATTCAAGTATGATAAGAGAAAAATAGCACAAGAACTTGAATGTGACTTTTTAGGATCAGGTGATAGTGTAATTCCGTCAGAAACTATGGAAAAAATAGCCAAGAATATGGTTAAAACGCCTAATGAAAAATATATGCAAGGTACCTTATGGCAATGGAAAGAACCAATTGAGGGTCATCGTTATATTATGGGTGTCGATGTTAGTAGAGGTGATAGTGACGATTTTTCTGCAATTAATATTATTGACTTTGATGATAGAGAACAAGTTTTAGAATATATCGGTAAAATACCACCGGATGACTTAGCAAACATTGCGTACAAATGGGGGGTTCTATA